CCTAGATCCATGAGATCCTTGTAACTGCCCTTGGCCAGATCGGCCAGTTCATCCATCTCTGAGTCTGATGAACTCAAGTCACGCACACCCGGGAGAGCAGCATCAATCTTGTCAATGGCTTCATCAATTTCAGTCATCACAGACTGGGTTTGCTCAGGAGTGTACACCAGATCCTCTTCAGGGTCTGTGGAGGGCGGTAAGTCGAATAATTCTTCGAGTTTTTTGGTCATACCATATTTACCGGATTGATCAACCCGGCTTATGGAACATGTCATCCTCTGTTAGAACCCGGAAATGTATGCCTGCTCGTTTGCACCAGGCCTGTGCTGCTGCCCATTTGGCATAGTTCACAGCAACCACAGCACGGTCTCGGCTGTTCATCTTGCTTTCGATTATGCTTTGTTTTTTGGGTTTGATCTCGATCATCTCGGCACGCTGTACATTACCTCGAGTGCGGTACGTGATAAAAAAGTCCGGCACATACATAGAGGGTTTGCCAGTGATGGGATTACGATAAGGTATGGCTATGCTTTCACTGGCCCATTGCAGCACTGCATCGTTATTATCAACAAATCTCATAAAGGCATGCTCCCACCCTGACCGGTATCGAGGAGTGTTTTTGCCCACATATTTGTCGGGGTTTTTGAGAACATACGACCCATTAGCCCAGCGACTCATGCCAACACATTCCTTGCAGTATAGTAGTTAGGGGTGACTGTGGCCCCATATCCCAGCAATGTGCTGGTGCTTCTTATGTTGTTGAGATAATAACACAAAGTCAATGTGACTTGGATAGAGTCTTGTCCTTGTAGATTTTGCAAGATGTCCAAGACCGGTGTGCGTGTGTCTTCTGCTATTCTAAACAAACTCACTGTGAAATTGCCAGCTGCTTGATCAGTGGTGAACACAGATCTCATGTAACTGTAAACCACATCATATTCTTCTGCATTCACAAATGTTTCATAGTTATAGAATGTGTCAAAGATCCTGACCGTGAGATCCACATTGGTATTGAGTGCGTTGACTGTGCTGCCCATGTTATTGTCCTTGTGTGGTGTTGGTAGTGGCCACTCTATTTGGAGCAACTGGAAATATCGCATTCAGCCCGCCATTGCTGCGGACTGCGGCTGGAATACTGCTTCTGAGCACACCTTTAACCGCAGCATTGGCTTCTTCGTTTACCGAGGCTCTGAAATCTTTGCCTTTCCAGGTATTATATGCAGTGCCGGCTTTTTGTATAGCACCAATCACACCGGCAGGGCCGCCGCTTTGCAAATCTTCAATAATGCCAATGCCAGCGTCCAGCAATCCTCCTTGCCCCAACACAGATTGTGTGCTGCCCGGCCTTGCCAAGCTAGAGCGTACATTGTCATAATAGGCGGAATCAGCAAACCCAACCACATTGGTGTCTGGACGCACGCCACCTATGGCTCCTTCATAATATTTCACAAGTTCGTACTCTATAGTCATTGAATTCTGCATGGTACCTGCACCCTCGTTATAATTATAGGTGTCATGATCCCAACTTTTGATCAAGGGATTGATCAACACATAACTCACCCACTTGTGCTGGCTTAGCCCATACACAGTGATGTCACGGAAAAATGCCTGCTTACCTGTCACAGTATTGCTACTGTCACTGTAGGATTCTCCCGTGTACCCCCAGTCATTCACTGGACGATTATTGTCGTAGATATCTCTGGCATTGTAAACAAATCCTGCTTCAGATTGCAATTCTCCTATGCTGCCATTGGTGGCCCTGGGCGCCAGATAAAACTGTGCCGGATCTTTGAAGTAGTAGGCATAGTAGTTGTACCACATGTTACGCACAAGACTTCCACTGTCGTCATGAAACGTCATACTCAATGGAGTGTAGTTGATCTTTTTCTGGATCACACGTTTGCGATTGTACTGATTTAATGTTTCTGTTTCTAAAGTAAATTTAGGCAACTGTATGGTCTTGACCATGAGACCAATTTGTACTTTTTCATCTGTGGGAAATGCATTGTTCAATAACGGAATACCAGTGTTGATATTGAAATAAGTGTGGAACAAGAACTTGTTGCGCGGAACAAGTTCGTATCCGTTGGGGAGAAAAGTCTTGGCTGCATGGGCATAGTCTTTGAGACCTTGCCCACCAAAAAACTCCTTCTCAAAGTCCTGGCCCCAAGCCATGCTAGATTATCCCGTGACTACGTCGTTGACTGTTCTAGCGATAACACTGCCCACACCAGCACCATTTGGTGTTTGGTTGGCATTGTCATAACGTATGCTCAGAGTGATCTTGAGTGGTTCAGAAGTGTTGTATGAGGCTTGTCCGTAGTCAGCACTCTTGAGATAGCAACCATACAGTTCCCAAGTTTCCAACACAGTGGGTTCGGCGGCACCATTGCCACCATCTAGCACTTCAAATCTTGTGGTGAACTTGTAGTCGATTCCAGATGCAGCTGATGCCATTTCCAAGAAGTCCATCTGTTTCTGTAGTTGTTCACCAACCAAGCGGCTCACTGCACCGGATGCGTCATCACGCAGATTGCATGTGACCTCGGCCCAGGTGTATTTTCCTGCTAGGTAAAGAGTGCTGTTGTAGATTGGAATGGGGATCTCGGCAAAACTTGCGGTGGGACGTTTGAAGTCCATCACCTGTTTGGTAAGTTCTGTTCGTGGTGTGCTCACCCCGAAGTTTTCAAATATCACTCGAAAGCGATAGCTGAGTTTGGGCATGAGCAAGCCTTGGTTGATCGCGCTTTGATCGCTTGCCAAGGGCACTGTCATTCTTGTTAATGATGCAACGGCCATATTTGTAATCTCCTATGCAGTTATTTACCTCGATCGAGGCCAAAAGAAAAGGGGTGTTTCCACCCCTTTTTTGTTCTAGCGATGCCGTTAGATGCTGGTCTGAGTGGCACTGGCTGCGTTGGCAATAGCGCCTGTGGTCTGGAGACGCAGCGGAATATAGATGAATTCCACTGCCTTCACAGGTTCGATAGCGATGTTGACCCATAGCTCGTTGGCATTGATTCTGGCAGGCGTGTTGTTTGAATCATCGCACACCACCAAGAAGTCATAGATACCACGCTTGGCCACAAGATCGATACACAGGCTGTTCACAGAGTTGCTGATTTCGTTGCGAGTGATCTGATCATTGGGTTCAAACAAGAACTGCTTGCCAATCACTTCCAATCTGCCACGCATGAACGCAACCAGTCGTGCCACATTGATACGATTCAATGCAGTGTCGCCTCCGAAAAGTGTTTTATTACCAAAATTAGTAATACCTATTCCAGGAACAAACGTGATTGGATTGATACGATTGAGATATTCAATATCACGCAAGGCCTGGTTATTGCCAATAGTGACAAATTCACCAGTGGCAGCATTGATATAACCAATCCTGGCAGCATTGTCAACCACACCGCGACGTACACCAGCCGGTGCCAACCATGGATAACTCACACTATCACTACGGACTATGGTTCGAACCATCATGTGGCTGGGTGCTGTTACCACTGTGCTACCGCCAAGATCTGTGGTCTGGCAACTGGGGTAGAACACAGCCGCATATGCCGAACTGCTGGCAAGTCCATCACCTGCAAATATTCCCAATCCGCCATTGTTGGTGGCCCAGGACGCGATGTCTCCGCTCTGTGGAGCCAGTCTCATGGGAGTATCTCCCACCACGAACACAGTGTTATTGCGTTCGTTGCTGAGTGCTACCATATCAGGTATCAGTTCAGGATATGCTGTGCAGGCTGCAAGATTGAACTCGGCTTGTTCTTCACGAACTGTGACACTGGTATTGATGCCAGATCTAAGTGCAGCCACGATCAATGCACGTTGAGCAAAACGGCCCATGTTTGGTGATCCATCTGCACGATTGCCAGAAGCAGTGACCCAGGAATTGGTTTCCAGCGGATCCCAATACGAAGTCTGTGTGGCAGGATTCTGATTGCTACCGGCCTGGATGGCCACATACAGCACAGCATTGTACAGCACCTGATCGCCCACAGCATAGGTGGTGCTGCTGCTCCAGGTGTCATAGCTGAAGTCAGCAGCGTTGAAATAATCAACTTCAAAACTCTTCACATTGAATCCTGAACGACGTGTGTTGAACAACAACATGCCTGCAGGAAATTGTGTGTAATCTGGTGCATCCACATCCAAGTAATCGCTGGTAAGCAATGTTGTAATGCTTGGCAGATCACCTGTGATGGGATTCACTGTGCCTGTGCTGCTCCAGCGAGCATCAGCAAAGTAGATACCATTTGATGTCTGTTGATCGGTATTGTCGATCAACACCCATTGATTCACGCCCTCAACCTGTTGCCAACGCTTGATCACCGGGTAGATTTCAAGATCACTGGTGTCAATCCAGAGATCACCATACACTAGCACAGTGCCATCGGTCTGTGTGGTGGGTGCTGTGGCAGAAATAATGGGTCCAGTAGGATTGGTATTGGTCAGATCAAAACCACGTGTGTCGTTGGTTTCATTTTGATATCCCACCCATCCGGATCCGCCC